ATGTGTTGGGGGTGCGTGTGTGATCGATCACCGGGTGCGTCTTGCGGGCCTCGGCGGCCCAGGTGGTCAGCGCCTCAGCTGAGGAACGCATGGCCTCCAAGGTGTCCCCGCTGAGCAGGTTCGCCGGAACACCGGTGTCGAAGGACACCTCGTCTGCCCAGCCACGCCGCTGCTCGGCGGCCTCGAAACGTTTGATCGTGGCCCGGGCGTCGGCCAGCTTCTCGGCGTCGGTGCGCTGGGCGTCCTGCAGCTCGGCCAACTGCCGTGCGGCGTCATGGTTGGCCTTCGCCCGGGACTCCCACTTGCGCGCCTCGGCCTTCCAGTCGGTCTCGGCAGGCTTGGACTCGTCTGTCTGCGATGCAGCGTCCTCTTGGTGCTGCGTCTCGACATTCTCGGTGGTTTCGGACATGATCGTCACCCCTCCTAAGGGTTGATGGGTGCCATGCGGCAATGAGGCCCCGCCGTGCGGCAGGGCACGACAAGCAGCCCTCGCACCACACGGTGAAGGGCTGGTCGAAAACTAGTGGGCCACTGGAACAATGTTCCAGTGGGTGTCAGTCGGCATGTACACCATCGGTGTACTGGTCCGGATTGGCACGGCGCATCGCGGCGAGAATGTCCGTCTCCGATCCGCTGCCTGCACGGGCGCGGCCCTGCTCATACAAGGCCAGGTAGGCGTCTGGGTCGTAGCCTTGCAGCTGCGGTGTCGATCCGCGCTTGCCAAACGAGGGGACGATGACGCAGTCACAGCCGGGGTGATACCGGGTGAGGCCACCGGCAGAGGCTTTGCTGGCATACACCCAGCCGCGTGAGGCGAGCATGGTGCAGAACGTGCATGTCCTCGCGCCTTGCGGCACCCGGGCATATCTGATGCAGGCCCTGTCGGCTGCAGCGTTGCCGGTGATCGTTGCCGATGCACCGGTGCGCACCCAACGGTCCAGGGATTGCGTGAGCGTGGCGACGGTTTCCTCCGGGTGGCTTCCCCACAGGCTTCCGGCTGCCCATTTCACGGTTCCCCTGATCCGGTCCCGGTTGACCGGTTGCTCGGGGCGCGGCGTGAACGGTTTCGTCACACCGGATTTGCTGCGCATCTGCTCATACCATTGCGCGGCAGCCACGCCAGACAGTCGGCTGTAGTCAACCCCCAGGGCATCCACGACCTCGATCAGATCATCCCTGGTCTGCTCTGGACGGCTGGGGTCCATGAGCCTCCAAGCACGTGCCAGATCGCGTCCTGCCAGCCACGACAGGGTTGTGGTGGCTTTGCGCTGCCTGGCAACATCGGCTGGGGTGATGACACCCACTACCGCTCATCCTCTGCTGGCTGCTCCGGACTGGAGGCAACCGCCTGAGCCAAATACCGTTCATCGATATTGGCATCGGTGAGGCGATTCAGCAGCCCATTCTGCGACCATTCGGCCTGCATCTGCTCGATCTCCGAGGTGGTGAACCCGGCACGCTGCAGGGCGACCGTCGTCCCGGCAACCTTAGGCAGGGCTGACACCGTCTTGACGATGAAGTCGCTGGAGGCCTGCGGAGACACATAGCGTGCCGGAGTCCACGACAGGTGGACGTCCCACGACTCCTCCGGTGGGGCATCCAAGCCTTCCGCAACCATGAGAACATCCTGCAGGATGCGCAATAGCGGACCGTTGAACACCCTCCACTGGTACTCGGCCTCATCGGAAAGGGCCACCTCGGCGGCCTGCATGGCCTCCGCCGATGCCGGATTGTCGGCAAACAGACCCACCGACGACTGCGGAAGGCCAGTTGCTGCACAGAAGTTCTGGGCCAGCTGCCGATACATGCTCAGATGCGGCTCCATCGACATCTGCGTGAACTGGCCAACCGTCGGATTCTCCCCCTCGTCGTTGGGGGACAAGGCGAGAACACGACCAGTGACGGCACGCCACCTGTCCTGCATCGCCTCCATCTGATCGGCAGAGGCGCCCAGCACGTAGCGCTGCGGGGAAGCAAAGAACTCCGCCGAGGTCTCCGCCCTGACAAGGGTTCGCACCGCGGCGTCAGTGAGATAGCGCACCTCTCGAGAGATACGGGAATGGCCGAACGGCCTAGAGATCTCGGGGGAATAGACCAGCGGCTCCACCATGATCCGCCGCGACGTGTTGTCAAGGCGATCCACGGACCACACATGCTTCTCGGCGGTGGCGATGATCGTGGCATCCAGCGTGTGCAGGATGAACCGGGAAGGCTCCGATGTCACCAAGCCGGGAATGTCGGTGTCCTGCTCGGTGGTGTCGGTGATCTCCAAGGCGGCGTCGATCATGCCGGAGCGGGCATTCCAGTGGGCGGTCGTCCACAGGCCGTCGCGGGCACGCACCACCACCGGCGGCTCACCTGCCGACTCATCGCCCGGGGCAACCGTGAGGAACGCCACTGAATGCTTGTAGGCGGCCGTGATCGCCTGCATCAGGGTCAAGGTGAAGTCGTTGCGCTGCAGGATGCCGCCGATGTCGAACGGGTCGATCTGCCCATCCAGCGTGTAGCCCTCCCAGACGTGCTTGCGGGCCAGCGCCTGCACCGCCTTGGCAGGCCATCCCAGGGCGGCACGAGTACGTGCCATCTGAGGGGGAACCGAGATGCCCAAGTCCTGCAGGGCACGGTGCCCTGCATAGTAGGTGTCGAGCAGGAGATTCTTCGGTGTCGTGCGTGCCAACGTGGCCCACAAGTCGGACAGGGTGCGCTGCTCGTCGTCAGACAGGCCAGCCACCACGGGTGTACTGGAGAACATCACAGGATCGTCACCCCTCCTCGATGACCGGGACGCCGCTTCGTTGTCGCAGCACCCCAATGGGCCAACGTCACTGCATCCAGCAGGCTCGCATCCGACCCGGGCGGTGCCGCCCAGCCGAACCCTCCACGGGTGCCGATCTTGCGGCGTGTCACCGTTGTTGCCTGCTGGTCCAAAAGTTCATTGTCCACATGTCGCAGCGTGCCGTCGCGCAGGCCGGCAAGCAGGCCCGCATGGGCTGCTGTCACCTGGTCCACCGACGGGGTCCAGATGACGCGAGCGGGAACCTTCGCCGAACGCAGCTGGTCCACCAGCCACGCCGAACCCGATTTGCCATCCACGACGATCTGAGATGTGTTGGCGAGCCGGTCTGGATCGGTGAGGAAGTCCACCAGCCAACTGGTGCCCTCTCCGGTCGAGGCCTGACGTACACCATCGACAACGATCAGTTTGGCGTCCTGCTTGACGGCAACCCCCAGCCCGACGGCTGCACCGTCTGCGGAGAACTTCACTGCCCAGCAGCGCGGTCCATCACCAGCCCGATCGATCGCCGCGTCCATCCACGCCTGACGGTCGATGGCGGTCGAAACCGTGTCGGAGTCCCAGATTCCCATGCCCTCACGGCGGAACGATTCCTCACCCAGCTGGCGGCGCATACGCAAAATGGCCGCCTCCGAGGTGCGGCGGGGAAACGACGGGTTCGCCCTGGCCCACACCTTCCGATCCGACAGGTCGGCATCATCGGGGGCGCCAATCTCAACATAGGTGCCGCCCACCATGTCGCCCTTCAACGCAGACCGACGAAACTCGATGAACGCCTCGGCAGGGTCGGTGGGGCGCGGCGGGGTGCCGATACGGATGGCCAGCCCCAGATCGGACGTGTTCAGGGTGGGCACCATGCCATCCAGAGCCTTCTGCGACAGAATCTGAGCCTCATCGAACACGATCAGGTCCACGCCGGGAATACCGCGACCGAACCCGGCCTCGCGGGCACCGAACAGGATGCGCGACCCAGACGTGAACTCCAAGGCCTGCTTGCCGTTGCCGGCACGCACCTTCGACACGTACTGAGACAAGCCCGGCCGGTTGGCAAGGTTCTGCAGCGCCAGGAACGTCTCATCCGAGGTGCGAGTGTGGTGGGCGGTCCAGATCATCATGCCGTCGGCGATCACCGCAGCCAGACCGAACACCAGAGCGCCCACCGTGTAGGTCTTGCCCACCTGACGAGGGATCGACACCTCCACGCCATCCACCTTGTTGACGAACTCGCCATTGGCGTCCTGGGCGAGGATGAGGCGGGCCAGATCATCCTGCCAGCGGTCGAAGCCCATACCGGCCTGCTTGCACACCTGACGGGCCACCGGCCATGCCGTCGAGGCAATCCCGTCGGGGTAGACGAGGTGTTTCGCTATCGAGGACAGGTGGGGTTCAGACACCCGTCCAGCCCTCAGCGCCCACAGCCTTGCGGACCTTCGAAACCTGCGGGGTCACCGGGGCAGTGGCGCCTGCCAGCGCACCAGCCTTCTCGGCCTTGTCCAGCAGGGACTCCAGTGACTTCAATGCTGCCGTGCGGTCGCGGGCAGCCTGATCGGGATCCTCGGCGATGGAGGCTGCCGTCTGGAACATGGCATCCAGGATGCGCAGCTTGTCGCCGGACTTGTAGGCCGTCTTGATCTTCTCGGACTTCACCCGACGACGTGGCGACGGGGTTTCGTCGGTGACGAGCTTCAAAGCCATGTCGCACCTCCGTGCAAGGTTATTCAATGTTGTGAAAAAAGTTTCATTTAACGATGTTCAGTACCGCCGAGTCATCGTGGAATCCCTCGGGGAGATTTTTCGCTTTGCCGTGGTCGGGCGGGATTCGACGGAGGGAGGGCCATACCCCCGGTCACCACTGGTTGCGGTGGTCGATGCCCTCCACCCGCCGGAAGCGTTGGTGTTTGCGTGACACCCCGTTGCCCCTGGACTGGTTGCAGTGTCTGCAGATGATGCGGATGTTGTCGAGCCGGTCCGTTCCGCCCAGTGAGTGCGGAATGATGTGGTCGGCTTCGGGGCTTGCTGGTGTTCTGCCAATGTCCCATCGCAGCGGCACTCCGCAGCTCGGGCAGTGTGTGAGTCCTGCTGCTCGTGCTCGGCGTTTGGCTGTTGCTGCGTTGCGGATCCAGTTGGTTGTTCCTGTTCGCGATGTGGTCACGAGAGTTCCTTCTCTCCTCGCAGCTCATGCGAACATAGCATGAGAGTATGCGACAGTGCTGTCGTTGTCAACTCGTGCACGCTCGTTCGATGAATACGGATTCATGGTTGCGAATATTCATTCATGCTGCTCGTCTGGCTTCACAGGCGAGCACGTCACCGAACCTGATGCGACCTGAGCCGTCACGCTGCAGGTGTCCACGCTCGCACCACTTGTCGACACGTTTGGCACGCACACGACCAGCTGTGACGGTCTCGATCTCGCGAGCCGTGAGCCGATAGTCCGAGGCAAACCGTTCGCGTGCCTCGATGCATTCAGCGACGTCGTAGGTGGCGTGGCAGGTGGGGCACCGGTGAATGGTGGCACCCCGGGTCGCGTACAGGGGTGCCCCACATTCGCAGGGGCCGATGTAGATCTTCTCGGGGGGTGTGTCGATGACCCGGGTGGCCCGTGCACACCAGCCCCCCACGTCGATGCAGACACGCCCCCCACCCTCACGGATGGCGATGGTGGGTTCGGCGGCGATGAGCCATGCCGTCATCGCTGGCAGGGTGGCCTCCGGCTGGTGGGTGGGGTCGTCCAGGGACAGTTCCCGGATGGCGGCCGTGAGCATGGCCCACAGTTCATCGAGCATCAGGGAGGCCTGCTGGTTGAAGGGCAGTGGGGTGTCGAAGCTTCTGGCGTGGGGCCCGGATGTCTTGCGGGATCTGCGTGTGAGTTCGACCTCGAGTTCTCCCGCCAGGGTGTCGATGGATGCGAGGTGGCCATGCAGGGTGTCGATGCAGTCGGTGCACACGAAGGTGTCGGTGACGGGGCGGGTGTTGCAGCAGGTGCACAGGGTGGTCATGGATGTCCTCCGATCGTCTTTCATCGATGATGGGTGCTGTACGCCGATCTGGCGGCCCTACGGTGTCGAGGATGATTCCTACCCTCTTGCGTTGAAATCTCGTCCAAGGGGCCTTTTTGTGGCTCTGAGAGGGTATTGCGGTCCATTCGCTCTATCTCAAACTCGAGGCACTGGATGGCTTTGCGCAGGTCCTCCGTTTCCCGGGCGGGGTTCTTGCGCCCTGCACGCAGGACGTACTTGACGGCACTGCCACGGAAGAACGGCATGTCCTCGACGAGGAATCTGGTCTCGACGGGCACGCCACAGTGCGGGCATGGCGGGCCGTCGTAGTGGGACGGGTGGTGTACCGGATCGTTCATGGGTTTCTCCTGGTGGTGGATTCAGAACGGGCAGGTGTCGTCGGTTGGAGTGGGGGGCGTCATGAGTGCCGAGGTGATGGAGGGCAGTGGTGGTGCGCTGCAAACGTGGGCTGGCACGACATCCCAGTGGCCACGCCAGTCCCTTCCGCCGGGATGGTGGATGGCGATGAGACGGCTCCATCGTCTGGTGAGCGTCCAGGGTTGACCGGAGCGCAGCTCGTATGTGGGGCGTCCTGCCAGCAGCGCCGTGGCCTCCGTGGCGGCATCGAGTGGGGTCCAGTCGATGCATGCGATCACTGCGCACCGGTCGGCATCGACACCGACGAGAACGATGCGTTTGCAGTCGGTGCACTTGCGGGGTGTCACACCCCTCCAGCCGGGATGCGGCAGGAGGTTTTTGAGGGCGCGCAGGGTGGTCGGAATCAGCGGTTCTGGGTGCCCCGGGTGCCCAGTTTGGGCTGTTTCGGAAAACTCTCCCCCTGCGCGCGACATGTTGTCAGGAACACTAGGTACTTGTCTTGATGTGTACTTGGATAGAGAAAACTGGGCACCACTGGGCACCCGCGAGGTATCACCCCTAGTCAGACCAGTGTTTTTAGGGTGACCCTTCACAGTATGCAATCGGGCACCACTGGGCACCACTGGGCACCCGCCTTGGTGTACATCACAGGTATTCAACTGGGCACCCGGGTGCCCAGTTTGGGTGCCCAGTTCGTCAACACCAAAAAGCGGCTCCTGACTCACAGCTTGAACCTCCCCCGAGACCCAGTGGAGTCCTCGCCGGATTCGTCATCGGACGACGCGTCGTCGGGGTCGAGAAGTCTGAGACCTGCATAGAACTTCCGCCCATGACTCCTGACGACCCTCACCCCCCAGCGAGCCCTGATCTCACGACCGAACATCGTTGCCGACAGCTCGGCCTCCCCCTCCTCCCTGCACCAGTCGAGGTAGGCGGCGCGCACGATGGATGTGGCGATACGCACCGCACCACCACCGTCGCTTCCCAAAACGACACACTCATCCATGAAGCGCGCCAAATGATCCTCCTCGGCCGCATAGGCTGCCGTGTCGACCAGGACACGATCCGGGTCTGCCAACCCATCCGCAGAGGCGATCGCACCCCTCACGATCCAGGCAAGGATCCCCGACCCCTCCTCGTTGATGAGGATCGAGGCGAGATCGTCGATGCGCTTCTCGGGCGGAACCGTGTGGTCGAAGCCGATCAGCCTGGTGCGTCTCCAGAACGATTCACCCCCCGACTCGACACGTGGCTTGTCGTTACCCATGAGCCACAGGGTGTGGGTGGGTGTGAAACTGAAGTGTCGGCCGTACAGGAACCGGGCGGTGAGCGTGTCGCCGCCGGTGAGCAGCTTCACCTTGGCCTCGTCGAACCGGTCACGTTTGTTGACCTCGGAGCACACCACCATGCGCAAGCCGGACAGCCGGGCGATGGCCGACTCGTCGGCATGGCCTGCCATGAGGAATCCAGACGGTGCCGTGGAGGCGTAGTCACCCAACAGGTGGCAGACGACATCGGCAAGCACCGATTTGCCGTTGGCACCCGAGCCATACATGAACGGCAAAATGTGCTGCCTGGCCTGCCCAATGGCAGACACGCCGATGAGGCGCTGGATGTAGCCGATCATCTCCTCATCGCCACCAAAGGTGTCAGTGAGGAATCGGTCCCATCTGGGCGTGTCTGCCTCGAAGTCTGGGGTGCAGCTGGTGGCCCTGGTGCACAGGGCGTTCGGGTCGGGAGGATCGATGTGGCCATCTGTGAGACTGACGAGGCCGCCGGGGGTGCACAGCGTCAACGCATCGGCGTCGAGCTGATCGGCGGACACCCGCATTTCGGGATGGGTGGAGGCGAGTTTCGCACACGACTCGAGTCCACGTCGGGACAGGCTGTGCTTCCTCCACGCCGCCGCAGCCTTGGTGTCTGCGGGGATGTCCTGGGCAACCTGCGCTGCAGCAGCGAGAGCCTGGGCATTGTCGTCGCACCACACCCATTTCGTGTCGTTCCAGGTGATCCACTGTCCACGGGACGGCACCCATTTGAGACGATCCGACCATGCGGCCGCCATGGCATCACCGTTGCCGGATTCGGTGAGGATGACCACATCATCCTCGCTGCCCGCCTCGCCTCCCTCCTCGGCTGTCCCACCCTGCCGTCGGGTGAAGGTGAGGGCAGGGCCAGACGGCAGCGGAGTGCCATATCCGGCCTGTGCAAGCCTTTTGGCGGCCTCGGACAGATTGCCTGACGTGTTGTAGTGCGCCCACACCCAGGCTTTCGACATGGGTTCTTCGGCGGGCAGATCGACGGAGGTGGACCACACCCATAGACGGTCCTCCTTGGTGCGTCCCGTCGATGCGGAGGGCCCGTCGGCCAGCCGTTTGCCCGGACGTGTCCACAGCCACCCCATGCCGTCTCGTCGCCCCCTTGTCCACCCCAGAGGCTCCAGAATGTCCTTCCAATCGGTTCTGGCATCGAAGTCGTCGAACGGGGTGATGACGCCCCGATCTGCAGGGCGGGCATGGCTGGGTGTGTGGTCGGGTTCGGGTTGATCCTCCATCTCGTCGAGGGTGGACAGGGCGGCATGAAGCGCGGCGTGCTCGTCGGCGGTGATGGTGGGCAGGGTTTCCGGCCCACCAGCCAACACCTTCCAGGAATGGGCGGCATCCCGGACGGTGGGGGCGGCAACGGTGTATCCGCCTTCACCTCGGGTTTCGATGAGCACATCGACCCGCCCATCGCCTGTGTCACGGCGGGCAATCTTGGTATTGCCACCCACCGGGGCGTCGACACGAAACATGAGGTGGACACCCCCGGATGGGGACCGTTCGAGGCATCCGGCGAGGAGACGCCTCCACAGGCCAGACAGGTCGTGGTCTGCCATGGTGTCGGCGGCGCGGGTGAACAGGTCGATGGCTCGGCCCTCGAACTCGAGCATCTCGAGGTTGCCGGACACCGCCCCACACACCAGGCCGATGCCGTGGTTGCGGTTGGTGAACCAGGCACGAATCTGGTTGTCGTCGGCGCGGCGCTGCTGCCAGGTGCGCCATGGGGTGGCTGGTCGTTTCGTGCCAGTCTCGACGGGGATGACGGACACCCCGGCCTGCTGCCATGCCAGGGCTGCTGCAAGCATGTCTGGTGCGTCGTCGATGCGTTCTGGTGTCGTCATGGTCATCTCTCCACCGCCTGACCGGTGAGAAGCCCGATGAGGTCGTCGAGGGTCATGAGGACCCACTGACTGCCCGGATGTGTGGTGCCGCGCCGTTTGGCCACGACAAGACCACAGCATGCATCGTCGTTCCCGGCTTCGATCTGCGCCTGCCTGGTCCAGTCGCCGGGCTGCAGACGACCCCCGTAGTCCTTGCATTCGACGACGACACGGGAACCCATGTGACGCAGCCCGGCGATGTCTCCTCGATCCTTCGCCCCCGTCTTGGCGCGTCGATCGATGCGATCGTCGTCGAGTGATGCTGCAAGATGGTCGGCGATGAGACGTTCAAAGCGTGTTCCGGCGGCTTTGGCCGATGCCCTGTTGCGTGTCATGTGTGCCTCCTTGTGAGGTGCCACCGCCGCAGAACCGGTCGTGATGGGTCCTGCGGCGGTGTGATGTGGTGGGACGGTCAGTTGTTCGGCAGCTGGACTCCGGCTGCAGCCAGGGCGGCCATCACCTCGGGGGTCATGGCTGGAGGCTGCTGCTCACCTTGTGCTGGGGCGTTTTGCTGCTGTGCAGGGTTGGAGTTCTGGCTGCCCTGGTCGGCCTGTGTTTGCCCACCGCCTGCCAGATCAACGTTCGACGACGGCGGGGTGTAGGACGCCTCGTACTGTTTTGGCGCGTTCCAGCCGCGGCGGCTGGGCTGTCCATCACCGGTGTAGGTGAGGGTGAGGGTCCCTCCTGATTCGATGTTGGTTCCCCCGGTGGATTTCTGTACTGCGGCGATGACCGCAGACAGACTCGACTTCGATTCGGGTTTCCTCGACCCCTTGAGGTACACGGAACGTTTTCCGTCATCTCCGGGCTCGGATGCCAGGTCGGTGGCCAGGGTGACGCGGATCATCATTTTTGGTTGACCGTTGTCCCAGGTGGCTGGTTCTCCGGTGGACAGGTCGGTTTGCTGAACCTCCTCGACATTGTCCACGCGGCCTTTCACCGAATCGCCGGGGGCTTCGAAGCTGAATGAGGATCCGGTGTTGCCGGAAAGGTTGAAGCTGGTCATGATGTTTTTCCTTTCGTGTTTCCTTTGGTGAAGGACAGTGGTGATGTGGCTGGCTGTTCGTCGCGTGGATGACCGGGGCAGCCTCCGGCCAGATCGTCCGATCCGGGCCGGTGGAATGGGCAGGTGATGCAGTACTGGTCGGCGGTGGGCATGAGGGGTAGCATGTCGGTGCCCATGCGGGCTGCGAGTGCTGCGACTCCGGCAAGCCTGTTGAGACCGTCGAGTGCCACCTGTTCGTCGTATGGTTCATGCCACAGGTAGGCCTCGTTCAGTTCTCCATTGCGCGGCAGGAAGCAGATGGCGACGTGGGTGGCTGGCAGCCCCGCCCGTACCCAACCGCGCCCATACAGGTGCGCCTGGGTGCGGTATTGCTTCGATGGCCCGTTGACGCGGTATTTGCGTAGCTGCGCAGGGCCTACGACCTTGTGGTCGAGGACGGTTCCGGTCATGCGGTCGTACAGGTCACAGGAGCCGGTGATGTGTCCCAGGCCGGGGATCTCACCCACATCGACGCGGGTTTCGGTGTACCAACGTTTGATGTTGGAGCCGCCGTCGTCAACGTCGAAGACCCCTTCGAGCCATGCATGGACGGCTGTTCCTATGGTGGCTTTCCAGTTGGGTGCGCAGGGTCGTTCGTCGATCCCGAGGATTTTGTAGGCGAGTCTGCGCATGCAGTCGGCGCCGATCTCGGAGGGGCCGATGGCTTTCTGGAGGCTGCGTGGATGGTGTCGGATGGCGGTTTCGATGGTTCCCAGATAGGCAGCCATGACTGTTTCCGGGTCGGCATCGGGAACCTGCCATTTCGGTGGCAGTGGTTGTGGTTTCATGAGGCGCTCACTCTGACGGTGGGTTTGTCGACGACGGTGCAACAGCGCTGGTAGAGGGCTGGTGGCAGTGCTGCCTTGGCTTTGGATGCCGATATGGTTGTGCTGCTGCAGGCTTCGATGAGTTCTGGTGTGTCGGCGAGAGCCTGGGCGGCCAGTTTCGCCTGGAAGCGGCGCGGGTAGGTGATGGTGACCTTTCCCGTTTGCCCGGCATGTGTTCCGGCTCCGTATTCGGCAAGTTGGGTGCGGATGGCTGCGAGCTGGTCGTCAAGCTCTGCTTTGGCGGCGGTGAGGTCGGCGTAGCGTGAGATGAGGTCGTCAATGTCGGTCATGCCGCGCACCCCTCATCTGACTCGTCCAGCTCTTCCGGGTCAGGGAGATAGTGGGCGAGCTGGTCCAGCATGTCTGCTGCGCAGGTAGCCATGCGCCACAGCTGTGGTGTGTCATCCAACGACAGGAGGTTGCGTGCATTGTCGGCGCTCTTCTCGGCTTGACGGACGGCCTCGTGGAGCGTGGCGAGCTCCATTGACTCCATGTTGTCTGCGAGGGTTTTTGTCTCGGTATCAATGCGATGGTTGATGGTCATTTCTTTTCCTTTCTCGATAGGCCTATGCGGTAGCGTTGCTGTGGTGTGGTTCCGCCGAAGATGCCGGAGCGCATTTTGTATCCGGGCGGCTCCAAATCCATTGCCATTTCGAGGCAGTGGATGGCCAGTGGGCATTGGTGGCACAGCTGGATCGCCCTGTTCTGGGTGTCCGTGTCGGCGTCGTCGGGAAACCACATTTCCGGGTCCATGCCGGGTTTGCGGCACATCGCCTGTGCCCACAGGTCGTCGTGGCGATGGTCGGTGCGTGCCCAGCGGGAGCCGATGTAGGCGGCCACCTCGGATGACTCCACCAAAGGTTCCCCGTCCTTGGTGGTGCCGTGCTGTGTGAGACGGCCACGGCGGATACCGGCCCGCAGCTTCTCCCGAGGCACACCGTGAATCCGGGCGGACTGGGCAACCGTGTGCAGCACTTCCGTCATGGCAGCCTCGCAGGGTCCAGCAGATGGCTGCAGGCGGCCGCCAAGGTGCAGAACAGAGCGGTGGCCAGTGCATGGGGCAGGTCGTTGAACCAGCCGGCCAAACCGATGACACACTCGATCAGGCCACACACGGCAAACACGACCGTCAGCAGTCTGCAGGGGTTGAGTCTCATCACGCCTCCCCAGAGATGGCGTCGATGACCCTGCGCACATGCCGGTCGACCCGGTGCAGCTCCTCCAAGGCAACACCGAGCAGCAGGCAGGACTCCTCCAGCTGCCTCGATGCGCCGCCGGGATTGTCATAGTCCAGGTCGGACTGCAACTTCTCTATTGCCACCTGCAGATCGTCAACCTGATTGCATATATGGCGTATTTGGTACATGTATTCTGCGGTCCAATGATCCTTGTATGCGTGCATTGTTTCTCCGTTTTTGGGTGCACTACAGGCACCCCTGTAGGGGTATGAACAGTTTTGATTTCAGGTCAGTCGGTGTGCTTCAATGCGATGGCCAGAGCAACAAAGCACACGACGACGAACACGATGTCGGATGCGTATCCGTGGGGCATGATTAGGCGACCCTCCTCATCAGGGCGGCCACATCTGCCGTTTTCAGCCTCAACGCCTGCGTGTCACCGATCGTCCAGCAGGCCAGCTGTCCACGCTCCGTCAAATGGCGCAGATGACGTGCCGAGCAGTTGAGTTCTTTCGCCGCCTGGGTGTAGGTCATCCACCGGCCATACTCGTCGGCCAGCTCCTCGGCGAAGGTTGGTGCCTTGGTTTTCATGGCTGCCCACCACCACGACCATTGGGTTCCGTGCGTTCTACGATGTCGGTACCGTCAGACCCTTCCAAGGAGACGCTATGAACAACACGGTCACGTTCGGAACCGAATTTCCCATCGTTCTGCGAGACGCGACGGAGGTGCTCAAACTTGAGCAGACACTGATTCGATACGACCGTCTCCACACCCCTCTGATACGCATCACCTTCACCGACGGATTCGTGAAAACGGTGCGTCTTGGTGAGGCGGACAATGTCACGACCTGCCGGGAGGCTGTAGCACCAGACGCCGTCGCCATCATCAGCCAGGAAGTCGATGAGTGCGCTGAGAGTGGGGTTGTCGAATTGCAGTCCGTCAACCGGTGGGATATTTTCTCGAACTGAGGTGGTCATGCTGCCTCCTCGTCCTCGTTGATGCCTTTGGGGAGTCGACCGTCCAGGAAACGGGTAACGAAATACACCTGACCCTTGCCGGTGACCTTGGTGGTTTTCGAGATCGACACGTGGCCGTCGGAATGCACGATGGTGGTTTCCTTCACCTCGAACAGGTTGAGGTCCATGGCCTTCTGGGTTGGCATGTTCCACATGCCTCCCTTGGCGCTGCACAGGTAGCCGTCGCGTCGCAGCATCTCGAACAGCCTGTTCTGGCCGATCTCGTAGCCGTTCTGACGTAGCAGTTTCGCCAAATCGCCGATGAGGATGGATGTGTGTGATGCGGACACGGCGTCGGCGAATCGGGCCTTGGGGGTGTCGATGGCGGCCTGCTTTTCCAAGGCGGCGCGCTTGGCGCGTTCGGATTTCAACTTGGTGGCCAGCTGGATGATCGTGTCTGGGTTGTCGAGGATGTCCTCGATCTTCTGATCGGTGAGGTAGCCGCCGTGCTTGCGGATCGAGGGGAGAACCTTCGAGGTGACCCAGCGTCGAAAGGCAACTGCCTCGGGCTTGTCGGATCGGATGATGACTTCGTACATGCCAGCCTCGCTGACGACAGTGGCTTCCTGGGCTCTCCCCATGCTGTCTGTGATGCCCTTACTCAGAGTAAGGGCATCGTCAAGGCGAGCCTTGACGCGGCTGACCTGGGGGAGATCGAGTACCTTGCACAGGTCGGAAAGGACGAACCACGGTTCACCGTCAATGGTGACGACGCGGACCGTATGATCCTCGTAGGTGAATGGCTGAATGTTGTTGGTCATGCTGCTGCTCCGTTCTGAGATGAGATGGCCGAGTAGGCGGCCGCGTTGACGAGGGCCATAGGTGGCTCACCAATGACCTGAGCGATGGAGATGACCTCTTCAATGCCGAAGGGGGTACTGCCTCGCATCTTGCGAGATAGGACGGTGCGTTCGATGCCCGTCTTCTCGGATAGCTCTCCGTATGGGATTCCCTTGCGAGCTACGGCGGCGCGAATCTCTGCTGCTGCCAGCTCTCTGGTGTCTGAGGTGGGGTTCATGGAAGGAACCATAGTCGCTTTTTAGACCAAGCACAACATGTAGACCGGAGTTGACATATCAGACCTAATTTTGCGACTCTAGATCTATGGTTAGACGTAAGGCTGTTGGCGCTGCGACGCGTTACATCGCGATTGCACTCCAGACGAAGCGCGAGCAGGCCGGGCTCACATACGACGATCTATCGGAACGCACCGGACTCTCCAAGAGTGGCGTCCTCTACAGCCTTAAGGGCGAACAGGCAATCACTCTGGAAGCCCTCCTCGCTTTGTGCCATGCCCTCGATCTCGACCCAGGGGTGCTGCTCAACGATGGGATGATCGCTCATATCCTCGACACGGCAGAACCTGAAAACGTGGAGATCGGCACCCGCTTTATCGCTGGATGGTTCACTCAAGCCTTGCCATCGCATGGCGGCTTAGATCATGTCGCTGATGCAGCTGGATTAAATCGGCGTGATGTGGCAGCCGCATGCCAGGGGATCGATACTCTGACGCCTGAGATTTTCATTCCTCTGGCCCATGCCCTCGGGGTCGAGGACCCCATCGATCTGGCTCGCACGGCTACCAGCGGTGACGGTCACGACTTGATGGGCATGGATCCACAGCTGCAGATCAATGCGGCATTGCGGGATGACGATTCTTCGAAGATCAGTCGCCTGCCCAACCAGTCGGAATCTCCCAATTTCAGCAAGATGGCGGCATATGATGTTGGCCATCTCACCGAGCGGGAGCGCATGGAGAAGGAGTGGGGCGATGATCCTGCCTAACCCGTGGGCGGACCTCACCGTCCGGCCCCAACTCGACCTGTGCTGGGGCGGCCTGCCACCAGGACAGTTGGGTGCCACCGACGGGCAGCACATCTGGATCGCCACCGGCCTCACTGTCCGGGAGCGCCGCTGCACCCTTGCCCACGAACTCGTCCACATCGACCTGGGTCTGGTGTCTGATGTGACGTGGGCAGCCGAGCAGCGCGTCCGTGACGTGACAGCCCGGCGTCTCCTGCCCGACATCGACGCGGTGGCATCGGCCTTGGCTGGTGGTGTCGATATGGCCACCGCATCCGATGAGCTGTGGGTCACCGAGGACATCCTCACCGACCGGCTCACCAACCTCAACGACGAGGAATCCAACCATCTACCACACGTGGAATACGCCTGACCTCTACATAGAGGCATAGAGAAAGACAGGACTGTGGGACATCGCCGCCGTATGAAGAAGCTCGAGGAACAGCAGAAGCGCCTCGAGGTGGACAAGATGAAACGCGAGAAGCACGCCGAGGAGGATGCCGCCAAACGCGAGAAGTCACAGGAGCGCCGGGAACGCAGAGAGGAGCGGGCGCGGAAGAATCAGGAGGCCTACGACCAGCTGTCGCCGGAAGAGAAGCAGAAGGCCACCAAGATGACACGGATCATCGGTGCCATCGTGGCAGTGGTCATCCTCCTTGTCATCATCGTGTCCTGTCAGGGTGGCAAGGATGACACGAGCAGTGATGCGCCTCGGGCTACGGCGTCGGCTAGAAAGCATCACACTTCGCGCCCCGGAGTGACGAGCCAGAAGAAACAGGAGCCCCAGAAGCCGGCCCCCGAGAAGCATTTGGCCAAGGATGTCGAAAAAGCAGTACTCGCTGAGTTTCAGGTGAAGTCATTCACGCAGATGTGTGGCGAGGCTGATTGGGCATGTGCGATCACGGAGATTCGCGACACCGCCGATGGTGTCGTCACCGTTCATGTGCAGGAGTCCCTGTCGAAGAGTGAGGCTAGGGAGATCGCCCGGAGAGTGTTTGGCTTGTCTGGTGGCGAAGTGCCTGACCTGCAGTGGGTTGCCGTTGAGGACACGTCTGGTGGTGTCCAAGGGCAGGTGAAGCGTTCCGACATGCCCATGCTGAACAGGTGAGTATCGCGCTATACTGTGTGTAGCCTGCTCATGGAATGACAGACCTCGGAGGATAGGCGGCCGGGAAGACCTTAGGAGGACCTGCCCCGAAAGGGGCGGGTCCTCCTGCTATTACCGTCGGCTCCAGTTGTGGCCTTGAAGGCCACAACCGTTACGATTTCCGTCACAACTGCCCATAACAAGCTGTGGTTTTATCGGCGCAGTTGTCGGCGATACTTGCCGGGGAACAGGCTTCGGGTCATCACGGCAAGCACACCAATAGTCTGTGCAGCAACACCGCCATACCAGGCCACGATCACCCGATAATCCACCCGGCCACGCACCACACACATGTAGGCAATGATGATACCCGTGCCGATCACCAGCGACACGATCACCATGACCACAACGACCCTGAACAGTCGATCTCGTTGGGCAAGGGCCTGCTCACGCTCCCGGAGGTCCTGCTCACGCTCCTGCTCGTCCAAGGGATTGTTCTTGGCTGTGGTGTTGACGTTGACATTCGCGAACGCCAAATCGCCGTGAAGGCTATCGGCCGGGGCAGTGTTCGCAGCAGCATCCTCAGATGTCATAGCCCAGCCCCAGTAGCCTGGCCCTTGTGCGCACGGCACTGATGGACACGCCAAAGTAGTCCACCAGTTCATCACAGGTGGCGCCGTGTACTTCCACGAGTTCCTCGAAGACGGCCTGCGGCATGAGAAGGTTCGCGGCGAAGAAATCCGCATACCACTCATGTGGAGTGTCAGCCTTACCGGAGCGCTTGTCCTGGAATGTGTACGAGTTGTCTTCGTCGCGTGTGCGCTCCACATAGTGGCCGATCTCGTGGGCACAGGTGAAACGTTGACGGGCCTTCGACTCGAACTGGTTGATGTAGATTGCAGCTTCTTCTCCCGGGGGCCGCATGATCACCCCGGATGTGTCGCCGAGATTGTCGGCCATATATGTATCGACGCCCATGCGTTGTGCGATGACAGTGGGGTCCACGGGGAAGGTGTCGTCCCAGTGTTCACGGCGAACGTTCTCGGCGTCGATCTGCGCCAAATCCTTGATGAGCATGTCTCCTCCTTCCTGTGCTGATGCAAGCATAGCCGAGCATGCTTTTTATGAGCGTCTGGCCCGCCAAATGTCTGCGAGGCGTTCCGGTGGCAGGCCGGACAGAAGCTCGGCCGCCTCGTCGTCGCTGAGGGTGTCGATCATGGCGGCGATCTGGTCTGGTGTGAGACGCCCCAGCAGGTCACCCGAAAACTCCGGGGCAGCAGTGGTGGTGTCGCCGGTGTGCAGCTGGTCCAGGGCGGCGGCCAGTTCGCGTTGCCGCTGCGGGTCGGTGTGCTGGTAGCGCTGCCACGCGGACATGGTGGATTGACCCATCAACGTCATGGCGTCTTTGGGTCCTGCGCCCTGCCATGTCACCTGTGTGCCGAAGAAGTGCCGCAGCATGTGGAACGTCACCCACGGCAGGCCGGCGTCCTCGATGGCCTTGCAGTAGCGGGTGGGGTATTTCGGCTTGCCGTTTTTGTAGCGTCCGCCTCGGGTGCCGATCAGCCCGGCATGGGTGCGCATGCCGCCATCGTCGGCAGGGAACACCCAGTCTCCTTGGCGTGGACCGGTCCAGCGTTCGAGGTGTTTGCGCACCTCCGTGACGAGGAAACCGGGCATGGGGACGATGCGCCGTCCTGCCTCGGATTTGGGTGCCTTGACGATCCACTGTGCCCCGGCGCGGGAGGCGGCCCGGGCCACGGTCACCGACGGGGCATCAAGATCAATGTCGCGGCGCTGCAGGGCGATGATCTCGCCGACGCGCAGACCACACCATGCGGCCAGCAGCACGGCAAGCCTGGTGTCGGGCGGCATGTGGTCGGCGATGGTGTCGATCTCCGCGGCGGTGGGTAGCCGAAGGCTGGTCTTGTCGCTGACCGCCCGGGATGCGCCCCGGATTTTCAGGGGGCTGGCAGGGATCAGCTCATCATCCACGGCCGAGGTGAGCACGGAGCACACGAACGCATACACTCTGGCTCGCTGGACGGGTTTGTCTGGGCACAGCTCGTTGTACCATTCGCGCCAGTCGTCGCGTGTGGTGCCTGCCAGCGGTTCGTCGCCAATGTCACCAACGTAGTTTTTGAGGTAGCGGCGGTATTCGTGTTTCGTCGCCTCTGCGAGCGGCTGGCCTTTCTTGAGGCGCGTGTCTATCCAGCGCGTCGCATAGTCTCGGAAGGTGGTCGAGTCGATCTGGATGGTGTGTCTGCGGTCGGCTGGTGGTGTCCACTCGTCTCGGTCGATGAGGCGTTGCTCGTCACACAGCCAGTTGTCTGCGAGTTTCGCCGTGGTGAAGGTGCGACCGGCTCGATGGGTGGTGCCGTGATGCT